ATCATAATTATACTTTGACAGAAATAGAAATGATGATGCCGTGGGAGAGGGAAGTACACATCATTCTATTGCTTCAAGCATTAGAAGAAGAAAAACAAGCAAGAGAGCAAGCCAATGGCAACAATAACACTTAGTGATTTGATTGAAGAACAAAAGGAAACCACCGAATATGTTGCGTTGATCGATGATCGTTTCGCTGAGTTTTTTATGATGATGCGCGCCGATAAACTCGATATGCTTGAAATGATGCAAGAATTAAAGAACCAGCCTGCTCCTTTGGTGCCTGGTGCGGTTCCGGGCGCTCCTGGAGGAGAGGTTCCTAGTGGAGGTGGGTTAGGAGTAGGTGGGTTATTAGCCGGGTTGTTAGCCGCTATCGCAATAGGTCCTGCACTGATGATAGGTTTTGTAGAAGGTGTGTTTGACTCTCTTCGCGCCGCACTCAAAATTGTGAAATTAGATTTTATTAGTACACGCCTTATGGAGAAGTTTAAGAATTCAAAAGTGTTCGCATTCTTAGACGATTTAGTTGTTAAAACAATTAATATGTTCGATGACTATATTAAGAAGCCTCTGACAAACTTTGGCACCTTTATGAAGGATAAATTTAAAGCCATAAGAAACTTCTTTGATCCGACCGGAATCTTGGCTAAAATTTTCAAGCCACTAACAGAAGGTATTAAAACTGTGGGTGGTGTTTTTGCTAAAATTGGGACAGCGTTTGGAAGGTTGTTTGGAGCTTTCCGGGCCTTTGGTGCCATTCTTGGTAGGATTTTTATCCCGATCGGAATTATTATGAGTTTGGTTGACATCATCTCAGGAACAATCGATGGGTTTACGGCCGAAAGTGGTAGTATGATGGACAAAATTCTCGGCGGTTTCTACGGTGCGATTAAAGGTCTTATGAACGGGCTTATCATGATGCCTCTCGACTTGTTAAAAGATGGCATCTCTTGGATAGCCGAGAAACTTGGATTTGAAAACTTCAGCGAGATGCTTGACTCATTTTCATTCAAAGATTTGTTCAGTAATATGGTTGATAAAGTCAAGGTAATTGTACAGAAAATTTTCAGATTCCCAGTCGCAGTAGGAAGGGGTATCGGGTCTGCACTTGGCGCAGTGGTAAACCCTCTTGGCGACTCGCCTACCGAAGCATTTAGTAAAGCATTCAACAAAGTGATGGATGCTCCCCTTGCTGCTGATGGAACGGGTCGCGCTGAGAAAATAACTGCCGCTGCTGCCGCAAGCACTGATACACCACCTGCTGAACAGTTGAGTAAACCTCGTAATAATTCAGATGTTAGAAGAGAGTCTATGGAGAGGAACGCTCTTGAAAGTTCAACGGCTTCAAACGCCGTCACAGTCGTGAACAACACTAACGCACCTACAAGTGTGAGCAATCAAACCAGTGTGTCTGGTTCTGGGAATTCTTTTATGCCCTCTGCGACAATGTCTAACGGAACAAGATCAGACGCATATGCCGGAGCATAAAAAAAGGGGACTTTCGTCCCCCCATAACCTTTAAGGTTTATACTAAGAGTTAATCTTCAGCGGCAAGTTTCGCAAAGTATGAAAGAGTATCCTCTTCACCATCTGCGCTCATTGACTCACTAGATTCTCGTGGTTGCACAGGACTACTAGTTTTCATTGGTTCTGGTGCGCTCGATGTATCCATCGAAATCTCTTGACGAGTCGTGATCGACTGACCCAGAACAAGAGCAAGACGATCAGCGAGTTCCTCACGAGTCTTGTAGTTTGCTGGATCCGTAAACTCATTCAGATCATATAACCCTTCATAGATCTGTTCTAGTTCCGAATCATCACCATTCAACAACGGTGCTGGCGAAGCAAACTCTGACTTATCATAGTTACGATAACCCTCAACATTTCGAATCTTCAGTTTGAATGAAGCACCTTCCCAAAAATCAAAGGGATTTACAGGGGTCTCATCAGCAAACTGTGGTTGCATCACATCCATCATCTTATCAAAGATTTTCTTACCAAAGGTGTACAGGAAGACTTTGCCTTCGTTCTGTGGGTTAGCCGGGTCAGATTCGACCAGAACATTTGACACATAGTGAAGTCGACGCTTCTGAGTACGAGCAGTCTCTTTGTCTGATTCTACACCAGAGTTCCAGAGACGAGAGTTGTATTCACCAACAGGATCTTGTTGACCAATCGAAGTCAGAGACTTTTCGATATACCACTGACCAGTTGGACCTTTGAATCCGTGATCCCAGTATCGAACCCATGGGAGTTCATTACCTTCGGGAGCAGGTAGAAAACGCAGAACAGCGTACCCATTACCTGCTTTATCAACAGTGGGTTTCCACTGTCGCTCGTCAACATAGGACTTCTTATCAGTGGGTGCGTCACCTGCACTTGCGGCAGAGACGAGATCAGAGATAGAGTTGCGATTACGCTTGAGGTTTGAAAACGACATATATATTTCCTTGTATGTTTTGTATGTTTTGTATTACAGATTATCCACGTTATACATTATATAAGAATAGCATTATACTATAAAAAAAATGAAAAGTCAATCGTTATTTATTCGAAAGACAATTCGTTACCCCGAGGAATGAAATTCAATTTCATTGCCTCTGCTTCGATCTTACTCCTAATTGGTCCTGAAATGTATTTCTTCACATCTTCTTCATCAAGTTTGTTTTTCTCACAGAAGTACAACACAGCATCAATGTAACTAAGATTTTTATAACGAACAATCTCCTCGATGCTTTTCGAAAACTTGTTCTTGTTCATCATCATACCACTAATAGTCATTCTAACTCCTTAGACCAGATTTGTCCTACGTCCTTATAAAATACACCAACGGTTCGTTTAATTAAACCATCTTTATCGAATGCTGGTGCGATACACAAATAGTTGACTTTATTCTCTCGAAGTTCACCATAGTGTGAATCGAGCCATACACCAGACTTTAAATACATCTGAATGTTGTAAACATATGTTTGGGCGATTACCTCCTCTTTTGTGGGCGTTTCATTTTTCTTGAAAGACGCAGCATACTTTTTCCAATGTTCAAGCCACTCCTTAACTTTTGTGACATGAAGAGGATGATCGTCATCTAGGTCATCTAAACTTGAGTGAATTGGTGGGTTATACGTCATTGTCTCACGAAGTTTCTCAACACGATTTATCATCGACAACAGTTGGGTCTTAAACTGACCTTTTATCTTTTCGGGCATGTAACCAAGTCTATATGCTTTCCACCCGTGTTTACAAATCGTTGAAAGATACACGTCTGGTACACGGATCATTTCACTGTACAAATCCCAACCACTATGATCACGTACCCACTTCTTTGCTGAGTGTAGGTATTCTTTGTTACTCACTTCCATATGAACAAAATACTCACAATCTCGCCACGCTTTAAGACGATCTTCTTCTGTCTCTGCCGCTTGGAGTTTCTTCCAATCTGGGGCTGGAGTTATAGTCTTTTTTTCTTTAGGTGTAAACTTTTTAACTCTGGGCGCCATCTTTATCTCCCGTTTTCTTTTTCACAACCTTTTTGTCTTTGTTGAAGATCTTATTCCAGTTACTATCAAACGTCTTCGGGTCCACTGAAATTGGTCTCGGTTTGCTTCCCTTTCCGTTCATACTCTTTCCACCATTCTGGAGCCTCTCGTTTAGTCCACTTAGCGAATGATCGCTTGTCTTCCCAATAGAACTGTCTGTATGAAGTCATTGAATCACCTTCGACAATACATTGGGGATATTGTGACATTGCTGGTGTTGGTTCTGTGAACCCTTTGCTTTCTAATTTCGAAGGAGGGAGTAGTAGAAAATACTCTAACTTTCGATACGATTCATGTACACGACCATAACGATGTTCATACTCATGCGCCAACTCGAACCAAAGAGAATGTAACCAATTGTAATTATCAGCAGATTCTCTTACCCAGATTGTAGATGGATGATTTACATGACACGCTTTGTACAAGGTGTGATTCATAACACTATCTGGATGAAAATACCTCTGGACTTTTCGACCACTTGTTGATCGACCGTACCAAAAGTCACCATCTATTACTCGATGAGTAGTAGACAGAAGTTGGGCATATTCGACCGTCATTTTACACACATGAGCATCACAGTGATCTTTTGCGCAAAGGAAAGGGTCTTTGTTTAGATAAAATATATTCATTTTTACCCCATATTTTTTATAGCAATCTTGTACACCTCACCAAGGATAGCCTTCTCATGATGTGAAAGACTATTATACAACTTTTTATCTTTACGTGCAAGCTTTTTTATTTTGCGCATCATTTTTGCTTTCTTTGCGTTCATATAATAATACCGCTTGTAGATTTTCGATATTCGCGTTCAACTTCGGTTGCGGTCTTAATTACAAACGCAACCGTTCCCTTATTGAATCTGACTTCGTCGGGTTCCTGTATCCCAGTCATGCATACAGCAGGGATAAACGCAACGCCGCTTTCAGTTTGAGTCAGAAGTCGAGGATCAGCAATCACGTATTGTTCAGATGTTTCTTCAACATACTTGCCTACAAACTCACCGGTCAGTGTCACGATCGACACAATATCATTTTTATTCATTTAACTTCTCCATCAATTGCTTTGGCGATATCGGGGAAATGTTGTTTGATAATCTCCCAACATTGTTCTGCTACTTCCATATGTTCTTTCTGTGTCCCATTACTTCTTCGAAGATCACAGTAATGCAACCAAGATCGAAGTGTGCCAGACATGTACAGAGTAGTCTGAGTGTTTCCTTCGGGCAACACTGCTCGGGCTTGTTCTTTCGCAATACCATTTTCAAGTGCCCACTTATATACCTCTTTGCTCTTGTTGATAACTTCACGTTGTTTCATGTTCCAGTTTTCAACTAACCGATCATCATCATTCGTGATCTCGATTGAGTTCTGCCTGTTCTTAGGGTCTTGTAATCTTGCCTCTCTCGAAACAAAATCTTCACTCACAGCATAACGCTGACTAAATTCTTGGAACGAGAACGACCGATGTCTTATGATCTGTCGTGAGATATCACGGGTTGTTTGAATCTCTAAGGTCATTGATACCATTTCAAATGGAGACCAATGATTCTCTCGAATAAGATACTTCAGAAGTTTCGCCGAAGTAACCGCATTGTTTTGATTGCCTGGGTTACTCACCCTTGCAGAATACGCAATCAAATCGTTTGCGGTATTACATCCAGTTGATGCTGACGGTTTTGTCAATCCTACCAATACCACTTTGCTCATTTTCACGCCTTTTATTGTACCCAAGTAACACTATACTTAGGTGGTTTATTATCACAGGTATAATTATTCTCTTCGATAAAGTTAATCACGTCAACACACTTACCGGATGAAGTACTTATAAGAACTTCTGGCCGATTAAGAGCATCAACAAGCACCAAGACCAAGCCAAGGTACATAAGCACTCCAACAGCAAGGGCAACAAATACCTCTCTCGGGTTACCATAACGTTTTTCATTTTCCATAATCAAACCTTCTTCAAGTATTCATCCAATTCACTCACATTCTCTTTCGCTAAGTTTAACGCAATTTCAAGCACCGTTTCACTATTTCCTTCGGCTGCTGAAATCAACGTCTTGAGTACAGAGTTGGCGACCGCGAGATTTGATCTTGCGTCTGAGTAGGATAAAAAGTAATCATCATACACCATTTTATATCTCCTTCATTATCAATAAAAAAATCGATGAGTCACGCCACGTAGCAATAATTAGCAATTTTCGCAAGCGTGAACTCATCGTAAAACCCCTCTTAACGAGATACTAACCGATCAAACTCTCTTTCTGACATGACAGCATCACCGAATGATCGTCTCTTCGCAACATACATGCCGTATGCGCTCTCAGGTGCGGCATGAAGTCTTCGCCCCTTGCCACCTTCCATCAAGAAGTTTGCGTTGAGGTAAGCAGTCTCACCCTCGAATCGAGCAAAGTAAGGAAGAACATCAACCAAGACCCAATCGCTCAAAGTTTTCTTACAAGCGGTGTTCTTGCGAGTGTCGATCCTTTTGATCGTACCTTCAAGATAACCAGCAGCAGATTTCCAACCAATCGTCTCACCAACAACAGCAACATCAAATGCTTTATAGTTAATCATTATACAGTCCTCTCTTTCAGCTCAATTTAAAATACTATTATAGAACATACGTTATGTTTCGTCAACACATTTCTTAGACTATTTTGTTATATGCTTATAACTTTTTAGTCAGCCATTCGCAAGGACATTTCAGATTCGACCATTGCACGAACTTTGCGAATGTCAGGGCTTGAGAACTCTTTGATTCCTGTAGAGGCGGTGAAAGTGTCAAGGATAGCATAAATCGCTTCGTTGATAGGGCGACGGCTCTTGATGTCGCTAATTTTGATACCTTCTTCAACAAATTTATAGTGAACTGTATCGGCAATAACACCCTTAACAGTACCTATGTGACACACTTCGAAGATTGATTTAGACATGTTTTGCGTACTCTTTTTGATTAATATGAGTACATTTTAGCAGGTTTGCAGTGGTTGTCAACACTTTATTGATGAAATTTCGTCTTTTTACATGATATATTTTCATGTTTATTCGGGGTTGCGTGAATTCCATTCATCTTCAGACCCTGGATATTGCCACGCCCAGACAGCCACAGCAGCCATGAAACCGCCTGACCATAGAACGGCAACGAGATTATAAGTGGTGAACCACAGGAAAGCGATCGAGGATGACATAACCACTATCATCGCGTACTTCATTCGTTGAGGAAAGATCCTCTTCTCAATCCAGTTTGTCAGAAAGGGCCCGAAGTGTTTGTGGTTGTACAGGTAGTCGTGCATACGCTGAGAGGATTTAGAGAAACAATACGCAGAGAACACTAGGAAAATAGAGAACGGTATGCCAGGGGTGATGAACCCGATGTAAGCGAGACCGAGCGAGATCATCCCAGTCGAATACCACAACGCTTTTTTAATACGGGAACTGACGTTTTTTGAACTGGTTGACATAATCTTCCTCTAACCCTAGTGAAACCATAACGTTTTTTGAGTTGGTATTTTCTAATTGATTCTTACAGTACTTAGCACGATTGTGGTTATAATCTACAATTCGCGCATGGTCTGATCGGAGTGGGAAGTTTCCTGTCAGTTCTTTGAACCATGCATGAAGATTTTCTTTGCCCATATGTACAAGATTTTTAATCTCGGTCACATCATCTGTTGCTCCTGCAACAACCATATGATCAGAGAATATTTCCTTTGCCCATGGCGGTAGATCTCTGGTGCGCTTC